TGGAAAAAATAAAAAACTTGGATTTAAGCAATCTAAAGGAAAATACATTTGTTATTTTGATGGAGATGATTTTCCGTATCCGCAATACCTTGAAAAATTATATAAAAGATTGAAAGATAATCCTGAATATAATGTTTCTTACGCGAGATTTGATTATGAGGAAGCTGGATTAGAAAAATGCTTAATTCCTTCTTGTAATCATTTTGAATGGTCAGAAAGTTGGATAAAATATGCTTGTATAGTTAATACTCCGACGATGATTAAAAGAGAAATAGCAGAAAAGGCAAAATGGGAAACTAAATTGTCTTCTTATGAAGATTATGCTTTTAATTTAGAATTGATGAAAGCAGGAGCGAAAGGAATACCTGTTAGAGAAAGACTTTGGTATTATAGAATACATAACGAAAGTAAATGGGGAAGTGGAGTTGCTTTTCAGAATAGACTGAAAGATAGGGAGTATATTAGAAAGAAATATAAATTAAAAGATATTGAAGTAGAAACAACTTTTGTATCTCTAATTGCTACTGATAATGTTTTAGATGAGTATTTTAATTCAGTTTCTAAGATTAAAATGCCAAGAGATAAAATACATTACTTTGCTTTTATTGATAGTGATGACGAAAAGTTAATTGATATTGTTAGAAGTAAAGTAGAGCCGATGGGGTTTTTATCAGTAAGGATATTTTTTACTAACGAGAAAAACTTATTTTATTCTACCAATTTTACAGAAAGAGCTATGAGAGTAGCAAGAAATGAGAAAACAATTATCAGAGATATAGGAAAGTATAATGCGACAACAGAGTTTTGTTTCATAACCGAAGATGATACTATTATTCCGTCAGATGCCTATGAAAAAATGATTAAGAGAATGAGAAAGAATAAAAACCTTGTTTATCTAACAGGAGTAGAAACCTCACGAGGTTCAGATGCTCATATAGGTATTTCTATATTAGAAGAAGAAAATGGAGAAATAGTTTATAGGATTTTTCCACCATATCAAAAAACAGGGATAATGAAAGTCAATTCAGGTGGTTGGTATTGCTGGTTTGGAAGACCAGAAAAGATAGCCAAAATTCCTTTTAGGTGTATTGAGGACGGAAGATACCTTGGACCAGATGCTTTAATGGTATTTGACCTTAATAAAGCTGGATATGATACAGAGGCAGATTGGTCAATTCAATGTAAACATTATGATCCTTATGGTAAAAAATGGCTTGAAGCAAGTGATTGTAATGGTTGGGAAATGAAATATAGTAGAATTGGAGATAAGAAATATAAAGCTGAAATGATAAGACTATTGAAAATAAATACAAAAATATGTCAAAAAAAATCAAAAAAGAAACAATTGGTATAATAGGGTTAGGTGTTTTAGGTTCAACTCATAAAAACTGGTTAGAAGAAAATAGAAAAGATTTGAATGTTTTAACTTATGATATTAAGAAAAAATGTAATTCTACTATTCAAGAAATAGCCAAGAAAGCAAATTATATCTTTTTATGTTTGCCAACAGATTCAAAAGAAGGAAGATTAGATACCTTAATAGTTGATAGTGTAGTTATGGAAATTAACAAAAATAATGATTGCGTCCCGATTGTTATTAGGTCAACATTGCCGATTGGTCATACTCGCAAACTTAATGGTTTGTACGAAAATTATATCTTTTATGTGCCAGAGTTCTTAACAGAAAGATTTGCCAAGATAGATTTTGAAAATAACAATAGGCTTATAATTGGAATACCAAGTATTAAAAAGAAAAAAATAATGGGAATTGATATTCTTATTATGACAAATGAGATAGTTGATTATTTTCCGAAAACAGAAATGTTAATTTGTTGTTCTTCGCCGAAAGCAGAGGCAATCAAGCTGTTTACAAACTCTTTTTATGCCTTGAAAATTATATTTGCTAACGAGATTTATTCTTTATGTTCAAGAATAGGTCTTGATTATAATGATATTATTAAGGCAATGGTATTAGATAGTAGGATTGGTTCAGATAACAAGGATAGTTCGGGCAAAGATGTTCATTTTAGGGTAGCGCAAGATGGATTGAAGGGTTTTGGCGGTAAGTGTTTGCCAAAAGATATATTAGAGTTAGTTAATTTTATGAAACAAGAAGAATGTGGATATGGATTATTAGAAAAGGTCGTAGAAATAAATAATATAATAAGAAATAACAATGATAATTGATAAAAAGTAGTGTTGATTTAGGGCTGGAAGTGTTCTTTTAATAAATAGTCTGTTTAAGTTTCTTTAGAGGATTTTCCACTATCACCTTTATTCGCACTAATGTGCTAATTGGCTTTAAGCAATTTCTTCCAGCTTGCTTTTAGCCTTAAGTTAATACTAATTTGACAATTCTTAATAATGAATTATAATAAATATAGAAACATAAAAATAAAATAATGGACATATCTTTAATTAAACCCTATCCAAAAAATGCTAAACAGCACCCAAAGAGGCAAATAGAGCAAATAGCCAATTCTATTAAAGAGTTTGGATTTAATCAACCCATTGTTATTGATAAAAATAACACAATAATAGTTGGACACGGCAGGTATGAAGCCGCTAAATTATTGGGATTAAAAGATGTTCCGATAATACAAGTAAATCTAACCGAAGAACAGGCTAAAGCTTACAGATTAGCTGATAATAAATTGAATGAGAGTGAATGGGATATGGGATTAGTAATAGAGGAGTTGAAAGGATTAAGCGAACCAATGATTGATTTAACTGGTTTTGATAAGGATTTAATAATAGAGCCAGACGAAAAAGACGATGAAGTTCCTGAGATCCCTGAAGAACCGAAAAGTAAATTAGGAGATTTGTATGAATTGGGAAATCATAGGGTGTTGTGTGGAGATAGCACGAAAAAGGAAGATGTGGAAAGGTTAATGGATGGAAAGAAAGCAGATATGGTGTTTACTGATCCGCCATATAATGTGGATTATCAGGGAGGAATGGGAACGCATAAACAGAATAAACGCAGTGGAATACTGAATGATAAAATGGAAAAAGGAGATTTTAATGAATTTTTATACCAAGCATTAAAACTTATAATAGACAATACAGTCGGAGGAATTTATATATGTATGTCATCAAGTGAATTGGATTCATTAAAAGATGCGTTTGAGCGAGGGGGAGGACATTGGCAAAGCTTTATTATATGGGTCAAGAATAATTTTACTCTTAGTAGGTCTGATTATCAGAATACTTATGAACCGATAATGTATGGATGGCCGAAAAGAGTAAAAAATCATTATTTTATAGATCGACGAGATATATCTAATGTATGGGAAGAACTTGAAAAAGTAAAAACTAAATTTGATGGACAATTTACAACAATAGAATTTCAAGGATTTAAGGTAAGAATTGAAGGAAAGGTAAATAAGGGAGAAATAATCAGGAAAAAACAAAGAATTGATATATGGCGATATGATAAGCCGATTGTTAATCCCGAACACCCAACAATGAAACCAGTGGCTTTATGCACGGAAGCGATAACCAATTCAAGCAAAACAGACGGAATAGTTCTGGACACATTTCTTGGTAGTGGTAGCACACTCATAGCCGCCGAGAAAACAGGAAGAATATGCTATGGAATGGAACTTGACCCTAAATATGTAGATGTAATAGTTCAACGCTATGTAGATTATACAGGTAACAGAAATATAAAGTTAAATGGCAAAGAAATAATATGGCAGAAGAAATAAGAAATAAAAAAGGGCAATTTATTAAAGCAGTTGCTCAAAATACAAATAAGAATGGAACAGCAGGTAGACCAACAGTGATGACTCCCGAAACAATTTCTAAATTAGAGGAAGTATTTGCTATTGGTGGAAGTGATGAAGAAGCTTGTTTTTATGCAGGAATAGGTAAAACAACATTATATAATTATCAACAAGATAATCCTGAATTTGTGGAGCGAAAAGAAGCATTAAAAGAAAAACCTATCTTAAAAGCCAGACAAACAATAGTTAAAGGATTAGATGATGTTCATAATGCTCAATGGTATTTAGAGAAAAAAAAGAAAAATGAGTTTGGAAATGCCGCAAGCATAGAAATTAAAGATATGACTGAATTAGAAAAACACAAAGAATCATTAAGATTATTATTAGAGCAAGCAACAAACGAAATAGATGAATCAGCAAATACCAAAGATACCAACAAAGAAGCTGGAGAAAATAATTGACCATTATCTTACATACTTTAAGTTAGATGGAGTTCCCTTGAATGAGATTATTACTGAGGGGCAAAAAGTTATATTTTTTTCAATACTTTACGAGAAATACAATAGAATACAAATTATTTGCTCTACTCAATATGGAAAATCTTTAATAACTGCTTTGGCAAGTCTTATTTTAACTTGTATATTCAAGAAAAAGATTGTTATAGTAGCTCCTTCAAATAATAAGGCAAGAATTATAATGAGATATTTTATTGAACATCTCGGAGATGACGAAATCTTTTATTCAGAATTAGAGCAAAATACAAAATTAGAAAGGTTAAAACAAGAACTAACTCAGACAAGAATAATACTAAGAAATGGTGGAGGTATATTTATCGTATCTACACAAGAAAAGAACTCAAGAAAGAACATAGAATCAGCAATGGGAGAAGGAGCAGACATAGTTATTGAAGATGAGGCTTGTTTAATTAGTGATAAGACAGAAGCAACGGTATTTAGAATGATTTCGGGGAAAAATAACGGAAGATATATTAAAATAGGAAACCCTTTTTATTCAACTCCGCCTTATACTCATTTCAAAGAAAGTTGGAATAACCCCAATTATTTTAAGATATTCATTGATTATCAGAGAGGATTACAGGAAGGCAGATATACAGAGAGTTTTATTGAAGAAGCGAGAAATAAACCAATGTTTGATATTTTATACGCTTGTGAGTTTCCTAATGAGGATATTATTGACGAAAGAGGATATAGGTCGCTTATTTATTCAACAGCCATAAAATACGGAATAACAAAAGATAGATTGAAAGAAATAATTAGAAAAGATAAAGAACAAGGCAAATTAAAGACATTGAAGTTGGGTTGTGATATTGGTGGGGGTGGAGATTATAATGTTTATGTTCTTAGATATAAGAACTTTGCTATAATATGCGGATATAATAGAAGCAATGATACAATGACAAATGTGGCCGAGATTGAAAGAATAATGAAGGAGTTTCCTGATTTAGATGAGGAGAATATAGCAATAGATGATATCGGAATTGGCAGAGGAATTGTAGATAGATTGAAAGAAAAAGATATTGATGTAAATGGTGTAAGTGTCGGAAGTAAATCAAGCAAACCAGATTTGTTTATGAATTTGAAAGCGGAACTTTACTGGAAAACAAAAAAGTGGTTAGAAAAAGATGAATCAAGGTTAGAAGAATCAGATAAATGGACACAATTGTTATGGATTAAGTATAAGACTAATTCTGAAAGGCAGATTAAGATAGAACCAAAAGAAGAATTAAAGAAAAGAACTGGTAAATCTCCTGATTTTGCGGAAGCATTGATGTTAACTTTCTACAATAATTCGTCCCCTGGCATTGCCCTAATTTGACAAAAAATAATAAATGATATAAAATAGATTAAAATATAACAAAGGGCTTTACAAATAGTGATATTTGATAAAATCAAAAACATTTTCAACGATAAAGAGAAGGGATTAGGAATGCTTTCTTTTAGTCCATTCTTAAAAACATTTGGGACGACGATTTACTCTGGAAATTATTTGGAAACTTACAGCAAGTCGCTCTATGTTTATGCTTGTGTTTCTAAGATAGCAGAAAAAGTAGCTTCAATACCAGTGAAGCTTTTTATGATTAAAAATAGTAAAGGAGATGTTGAGGAAATATTCTCACACCCTTTGCTTGATTTGATTTATAGACCTAACCCTTTTCAAACAAAATCAGAGTTTTTTGAAGGAATAGAAACAAATCTGAAATTAACAGGCAATTCTTTTACTTGGAAAGTAAGAGCTAATAATGGAAAAATACTGGAACTTTGGAACTTACGGCCAGATTTGATTACTATTATTGCTGATGAACAGAGTTTTATTAAAGGATACAAGTTTAGAA